GACATACGTGGCGACCGGCAGGTCGGGCAGCGCCGTCAGCCCAGGGCAGTTCATGACGCTGACATACGTGGCGGCCGGCAGGTCAGGCAGCGCCGTCAGCCCAGGGCAGCCCCAGACGTGGACATCCGTGGCGGCCGGCAGGTCGGGCAGCGCCGTCAGCCCAGGGCAGGCCAAGACGCGGACATACGTGGCGGCCGGCAGGTCGGGCAGCGCCGTCAGCCCAGGGCAGCCCTCGACGCGGACATCCGTGGCGACCGGCAGGTTTTTAAGCAGCCAAGCCAAAGATCGGCGTGTTCCGTTTATCGTAAGAAATATCTTATTTTGATCCATGTCCGCCTCCTTTCTCCATTGAAACCAAATACGCCTGCCGCGTAGCCGGGTGACCAAGCGGCACGTTCCGTTGAAGCGCCCGGTCGATCAGCCGCCGGACCTGCCAATACTGAGGCCCGCGAAACTCGACCGCCTCGCGCATGCATCGGGCGGGACTGCGCAAAAGCGCCTCCACCTCCAATAGCGTGCCGAGCAAATCGGGCTTGAACGGGTTAAAATCACACGCCTGATATGGGCAAAGCATGCTGTAGCTTCGCTCATCAGACGCCGGAACTTGTGTCATGGCGACCTCCATCCGTTCACATATGAAAACTTTTGGCGCCCGTGTCTAGTTCATTTTTGAACTTGCGCCGCGAATTTTCCGCCGCTACCGTCGCCCGCATGACCGAAACAGACACCGCCCCACGGGTGCCTCAACCCGAGGATATTGAGGCCTTGGCCGCCAAGCGCGGCATCAGCGTCGTGGCCCTGTGTAGGGAGGCTGGCGTGTCCAGGCTGGCGTTCCGCCGCTGGCAGAAGGGCGAGACATCCCTGACCGTGAGCAACCTGGAGAAGCTCATCAAGGCCGGAAAGGCATGAAGCGCCAAGGCATCCTGCCGAAAACCGGACCGGACGCCGTCAATCCCTCGTTTGGGGGAAACTCCCGTCCGTCAGGCGGCGGCCGCACCCGGTTCGTTGGCACAACCCACCACGCCGACCTGGAAAGCGCCTCGCTCCGCGGAGATCACCCCGCTGCGGTCGATGGCCGCACGCTATTTCCCACGCGCGTCAAGGAGATCGCCGAATGCGATCGGGTGCTGATCAATGGGCACAACAACGCCAAGATCGGCGCCACCATCGAAAAGGGGCCATGGGCGGGCATGCCCGTGCTGACACTGACGCTTGAGGAGCGCGCAACCTGCCCGCGCACGTGTCATCACTGGCTGTCCTGCTACGGCAACGCCATGCCGATGCCACGCCGGCACAAGCATGGGCCAGCTTTGGTTGAGCGGTTGGCACAGGAACTGGGCTACTACGCCGATCAGGACCGGGACGGCTTCGCGGTCCGGTTGCATATTCTCGGGGATTTTTACAGCGAGGAATACGTCGAGGCCTGGGCGAACTGGATGGCGCGTTTTCCCATGCTGCACGTGTGGGGCTACACGGCGCGGCTGCCCAGCACGCCGATCGGCCGCATGATTGATGCCATGAACTGCTACTGGCCGGATCGACGGGCGATCCGTTTTAGCGTGCCGCCTGATGCGCCGCTCGAATTCATGCAGGTCACGACGATCTGGCGCCAGCCCGCGACAATGACACAACCCGAAGGCAGCGTGTGCCCCCAGCAGTTCAACCGCACCGCCACATGCGGAACGTGCGGGCTGTGTTGGAACGAGAGCATGGATCAGACGCGCATCGTGTTTGTCGGGCATGGCATGAACCGGCGCGGTCGGCGCTCGACGTGAGAATGATTGCCTGCGCCCGGTGCGGCGTCACTGCCGAGCCAGTGGCTGTTCAGCCGGGAGCGGAGGGCGAGTATTTTTACCTGCCGGGAAACCGCGGGTTTCGGCTTACGCGCGACCGTCCGGATCGCGGATGGTGCTCATGGAGTTGCTGGCTGGATGTATTCGGCCGCATCGGTTTGACGGTTCACCTCAAGGAGCTTGTTCTGATGTCAGACGATTACGTGCCCGACCACACGGCTTTGCTGGCGATCATTCCATCGCCAGCCGTCATTCCGCAGCCCACCTACGCTTTGGTTGAGGTCTTCGGACACCGGATGCACTACGGCGAGATCCGCGAGGTTGAAGCCTTTGGCGCCAAGCTGCTTGAGGTGTCCGACGTGGATACCGGGCAGACGCATCGATACGGCGGCGCGGCTATCTTTTCCCTGACCATGCTGACGCAGGCGGACATGGACGCACACCTCGCGGGCGTCCGTCGGCAAAAGGAGCGTGAGGCCAAGTGGCAGGCGGAATGCGACGCTCGGCGAGCCGCATTCGATGCTCAGGGCGAAGGACTTCCGCTTTAACCCAGGAGAGAAACGTGGCCAGACCGAAAAAAAACACTGAAGACGCCGCCGCACGCGCGGCCCGCGAGCAGGCTTTACACCAACAGATGGAAGAGCAGCGCGCCATCGCGCGCGAAGCGGCCAACACCTTGGCGGCCAACACTTTGGTGGGCGACATCCGCGACTGGATGCTGAACCGGCTTCGGTGGGAACAGGATCGGCGGCCTTGGGACCAGCGCAGCGAGGCCGACCAAAAGCTGACCGTTCAGACCGTCGAGGAAGCCGTCCGCGATATGGTGGACAAGGCCGTCCAAGTCATGGCCGCAGCCGGCCAACCGACGATTACGGGCACGCTGGAGTCCGTCATGATCAAGGATGGCATCAAGGCCACTGTGGTGCTCAACAAGCACAATGCCGAGCGCATGAAACTCTACGACGCCCAAGGGGGCGTGGTGCTGATCGTCATTGCCGATGCCGAGGCATTTCACGGCGAGAAAGCTCCGGTCAAGATCGTGCGCGACCAGAAGGACATCTCCGACGTGCTGGCCGAGCACTCCAGCGACGACGCAGATCAGGCGGCCGAAAAGGCTGATGCGATCGTGAATGGAGCAGACGTCAAGCCCGGCTGGCGCGCCGATCGGGATTTCCGAGACAACACACAAAGCCCGCTCGACTGAGGCGCGGCCGCTGTGCCCGTCGAACTGCGCGACTACCAGCAGAAAGCCGTCGATGACGTGCGCGTGGCCATGCGCCAGCATCGTCGCGTTCTGCTGTGCAGTCCTACCGGGTCGGGCAAGACAGTCATCTTCAGCCACATCGCGGAGCGTGTATGGAGCCGCGGCGAGCCCGTCCTTATACGCGCCCACCGGATTGAGATAGTCGAGCAGATTGGTGCGGCGCTGGCGCGCAACGGCGTGCGGCACGGGATCATTGCGCCTGGCTACCGCGAAAGCTCTTGGCCAGTGCAGGTCGGCATGGTCCAGACAATCCAGAACCGCATAGGGCGTATCCCGAAGCCCCGCCTGCTTGTCACCGACGAGTGTCACCATGCCGTGGCGAACTCCTACAAAACCCCATGGGATGATGTTTACGAGCTGGGTGTGACGGCGACGCCTGCCCGCCTCGACGGCAAGGGCCTGGGCGGCGCCTACGACGTGCTGGTCATGGGCCCGTCGATGCGGGATCTGCAGGCGCGCGGCTTCCTGTCCCGCTATCAGTATTTTGCGCCGCCCGTGGTGGCAAACATTGATGCGATCAGCAAGCGCGCCGGTGACTACTCGGCCACCGAAGCGGCGGCCGCAATGGACCAGCGCTCGGTGACAGGCGACATCGTGGGCCATTACGCCAAGATGATGCCCGGCCGGCCGGCGAAGGTGTTCTGCGTGTCAGTCGACCACGCCAAGCATATGGCGGACGCCTTTCGGCGCGCTGGCTACCGGGCCGAATCGGTGGACGGATCCATGCAGAAGGATGAGCGCAGGCGGCTCATTGCCAGCATAGGGGATGGGCGCCTCGATGTGCTTTGCTCGTGCGATATCATCAGCGAGGGGACGGACATTCCTGCCATTGCAGGGGTAGTTTTGGCTAGGCCCACCCTGTCGATCGTGATTTTTATGCAGCAAGTCGGGCGCGGACTTCGGCCGAAACCGGACGGCTCGCCGACCATAATTCTCGATCACGTCGGCAACGTTTTGAAGCACGGTCTGCCCAACGCTGATCGCGAATGGACCCTGGAGGGAGCGCCCAAGCGCGTGGCTGCCGCTGCGGTGAAGGTGTGCCCTGAGTGCTACCTCAGTTTTCCGCCAGCGCCGAAGTGCCCTGCGTGTGGACACGTGCTGGTGGTCGCATCGGTGCGAACGCCGCCAAAGCAGGTTGCAGGCGACTTGCAGGAATTCTCTGGCGATATGCTGGACAAATTCAAGACTACGCCGATCAGGACGCTGCTCGCCGAGCACAAGACAGAGGCGGAGCTGCGCACCATCGCCCGCGTGCGTGGCTACCATCCGAGATGGGTAGGCCATGTCATGCGCGAGTCGGGTTACAAGAAGAAGGTGGCATCGCCATGACCGTCCGTTTGCTTCGCGGCGACTGCCGGGCCGTGCTCAAGACGCTGCCGGACCGCAGCATGCACATGGCGGTCACCTCCCCGCCCTACTACGGGCTGCGCTCGTACTTGCCTGCTGACCATCCAGACAAAACCTTAGAGATTGGATCAGAGGCGACGCCAGAGGCGTACGTGGAGGCGCTCCCCGCGCCGGTGCCATGCACGGTGCTGGATCCGTTCGGCGGCGCCGGCACCACGGGCATGGTGGCCGATCGCCTGCAGCGTCACGCCATCCTGATTGAGCTTAACCCAAAGGATCACGAAATCACGAAGCGCCGACTGCGCAAGGATGGCGGCATGTTCGCCGAGGTGAGGACGTGAGCGAGTCTCCACTGATGGCCAGCATCCGCCTCGCTCTTGGTCGCGAGGCCCGTCACGCCCGCCTCCTGCGTAACAATCGCGGCCACGGCTGGGTCGGCGAACTCGTCCACAAGGATGAGGGCGTGGTGATCCTGCGTCGCGCCAGGCCAATCGAATTCGGGCTGTGCAACGGCGCCGGCGACCTCATCGGATGGTCCTCCCGGCTGATCACGCCCGACATGGTGGGGCAGACGATCGGCGTGTTTACTTCGGGAGAGGTGAAGTTCGGCAAACGGCGGCCGAGCGAGGATCAGGAAAAGTGGCACGCGAACGTGGTGGCGGCCGGCGGCTACTCAGGGGTGCTGCGCTGCGAGCAGGATGCGATCGACCTAGCCTGGGGGCGGCTTAAATGAGCGACCTGTTCCCGATCACGCTTCCCGAAATGATCAATGAGATCAAACGCGAGATCGCGATGCGCGAGCGCATGTACCCGACTTGGGTCCGCGCCAAGACGCTCGCCAGCGACAAGGCCGACAGGCAACTGGCCATTGCGCGAGCCATCCTGAAAAATCTCGAAGCGCAGAGGCCGGCATGACGCTCACGACGAAACCGCTGGCGATCGACCTGTTTTGCGGCCTCGGCGGCTGGTCGGATGGCTCGTTTTACCTTTGGGGCGACGTGCCGGCGTTGATGCCGATGACTTTCAAGGGCGAAGGGCGCAAGGGCAAAGGCTCTGGTGCAATATGGTTCGATCAGAACGCGTCCTCGCTGCCGAGCAACAGCATCCGCCGCAAGCAGGCCAGCGCCATGATCGCCAAGATACCGCTGCCTATCAGCACGCATATCGCAAGGGTGTTCCGTCCATGAACAGGAAAGTCCAATGATCCGGGGCGCCATAAAACCGATCACCGACGTGAAAATTGGCGATCTGCTTCTGCAGGGCGGCTATCCCGCAGAGGTGACAAGAGCCTTTCCCTGCACAAAGGGCTGTCATTTCTTCGTCATCGTTGATGCCGATACCATGTTGGTCGCGCCGCCAGAGGCCACCATTTTCGTCTGCGAGCCGGTCGAGGCAGCGGCATGGTCGCCGTCATCCCCGATTTAGCTTTTCTCGACCGATGCGCCGTCCGGCGCGCCGCAGCGCTGCTGCTTGTGGCGGCAGGTGCCCGCGACGAGGCGGCGGTCGATGCCATCGTCACGGGTTTCACCAGCACCCAACGCCGCGCCATACGGGACGCCTGCATGGAGCGCATCATGAACTGGGGTTCGGATGAGCACGTGCCGGCCTGGATTGACGATCGGCTTGCCAATATCAAGCAGAGGGCCTTGGATTACGACGCGCGGATGGTCGGCGAGTACAAGCGATCCGGCGCGCCGGAACGCACTGCCGAGGTGCCGCGCATCCTGTCTTGGCTTGCCCGCTACGTGCGCCACGTCGCTGACCAGTACGTCCTGGAGGACGCCATGGGCATGCTGGACGTTGATGCGGCATACTCCCTGGCGGAACTCTGCACGGCGATCTGCGGCCGCATGGGGTGGCCTAGCCACATCGGCGTCACCGCCGCGCTGGCCGTCGCCCAGGACGCCAAGGCGCGGTATCTGGACCTGACAATCACCCTGCAGTCCGTCGTGCGTCCGCTGGCATGGTCGCGAGCCGACGGCGACGTGATGATGGCCGCCGCTCGCCGCTGCCGCGATCGTGCGCGCGTCGATTGGCCCGACGCCCACCTCGTCGCGCTCGTCCGTCACGTCGCCCGCGGAACCATGCCACGGCGTCGTCGTGCGCGTGGCTGAGGACCCTATCTGGGGGCCAGCGGGCAAACCCCGCGGAGGGCCAGGTTTCCGCGTTGTAGGCGAAGACGAGCCGCTTGCCAGACCGCCCCTGACGCCCACACCAGTACGGCTTGCCGCGCCGTGCACAATACCGCCCAGGCAATGGCTGCTGGGGCATCTGGCCCAGCGGCAGTTTGTGTCCGTCATGGTCAGCCCGGGCGGCGTTGGAAAATCATCGCTCGCCATGGCGGCCGCGCTCTCCCTTGCCACCAAGCGCCGGCTGATCGGCCAGCAGGTATGGCAGCAGGTGAATTCCTGGGTGATCAATCTGGACGATCCCCCCGACGAGCTGGACAGGCGCTTCAGCGCGCTGCGCATTTATCACGCCATCCCCGACAAACAGCTTCAGGGCGCGTTTTTCCTGGACTCTGGCGACGATCGATCGCTGGTGATGGCGACTATGGCAGATAACGGGTTTGACGTCGTCTCGCCCGACCAGGAACCGATGATCGCCGCCCTTCTTGCCAATGACATCGGATTTTTGGTCGTGGACCCGTTCGCCGAGTCCCACGAACTCGAAGAAAACTCAAACCCCCAGATGGTGATCGCGGCGCGTAAATGGCGCGAGGTGGCGCGCGCCGCGAACTGCGCCATATGGCTCATCCACCACGTCCGCAAACTCCCCCCGACCGGCTTGGCGAAGCCCGGTGGCGTCGTCGCCGACATGGACTCGTCCCGCGGCGCGAAGTCCCTCACCGACAGCGCCAGGATCGGCATGGTTCTCACCCAGATGAGCGCTGAGGACGGGCAAAGGCTCGGGATCCCGGAAACGCAGTGGCGAATCCATCTGCGCCTGGACAACCCCAAGGCAAACATGGCCCCGCCGGCCGAGAAGGCCACGTGGTTCAAGCTGCTGTCGATCGCATTGAAAAACGGAACCGAGACATACCCAGATGGCGACAACGTGCAGTGCTGCGTCACATGGGAGCCACCGGCCGTGTGCGATGCGATGACGCCCGAAGAGATCAACAAATTCCTCGACCTCGTCGAGCGTGGGCCAGAGCCAGGTTCGCGCTATACGAAGACCCAGCAGTCCGCTTCCCGCTGGATAGGGCGCGCCCTGTTTCGCGTGATGCCCGGGTTGGAGGAAAAGCAGGGCAAGGGGCTTCTAGCCACTTGGTTCAAAAGCGGCCTCCTGCGCGAGGACGACTACCAAGATCCGAACTTCAAAAACAAGACGATCGCCGGCGTCTTCGTCGATGAGGACAAGCGGCCGACCGCCAGCGGCATGGTGCAGGTCAACACAGAAAAATAGCCGCCCAGGTCACCCCCGGGCGGCAGTTCAATGGAGGAAACGGCCTAGAAACCGAGGCGCGAACGCCCGGCGGCTCGACTATACGAGCCTGACCGTTTCGCGTTCAACGCATTTCACGGCATCAGTCACCGCATGATGGGTTGCGCGGGCAGTAGCCGAGGTGCGAGCAGCGCTTGGGCTCAATGCACCACGGGTAGGGCGTGCTGGTGGCTGGGCATGGACTGGTGTCCACCTCCGATGCGCCCAACGGGATTGCCGACACCTCCCACGCCGGATAGGATGATTGATGGATTTTGCGGCGGGTCTCTGACGCCATCCTGACGCTGATGCGTTCTGCGTGGGTCAACGGCATCACACGCCCTCCAGTTCAAGCGACATGATCCCTGCGGCCGCACCGTACGCCATTCCGGCTTCGCCCGGCCTCCGAAGCGCCTCAAGCTCCCTGCCCAGACTTTCCATTAAGGAGGCGCATCGCTTGCGCATCCTGGCTTCCGCCGTCTCGACGGCCGCGATCCGAGCGGGCATCGGCGAGCGCGTGTAGGCGGTCAAGCAGACAGCCTGTCCCATCGAAACCGGGTCCAGGTTGAAGATCGAGGCCCATGCCATCTGACCATCGACCAAAAATCCGGCCTCGGCCATATCCGCAAAATGGTCTCCCGCGCGAAACCGGGCAATCCTGACGATGCCGTAGTCAGAATTTACCAAGTCGCCGACTTTAAGCCCGTTCGTTTGCATGATCACTTCCCTCCCTTGTCGTGCTCAATCAAAAACGCGTCGGCGTCGGCCAAAATCGTCCTGCGTGACACCGATTCATCGTGCGTGCTCGGCGCAGCGTCGCGCATCCACGCAACAGTCCGCCGCAGCAGTTCGACCGCCTCTAAAAGGCGCTTGTTCCGGTGCAAATGGTTAGCCATCAATCACCTCGTCGGATATGCGCACGGAATGCAAGCCGTCCTGCTCGCGTTTTCCGCACCGCAGGCACTTCCGCTCATCCCATCGCATCTGGATGCGATACATCCTTCTGGCGCCGTCAAACCCAGCACCGCCGATTTGCACCGGCCACCACTCGGTCCAGTCGTGGAACAGCCAGCAATGCCGATTCATAATCTGAACTCCGCCCCTGAACCGCCGAGGCGCGCGACCGTTCAAATATGAACGCACGTGACGGCAGGCGCAACCCCAAAATCAGTCGTTGCTCAGACCGGCAGGCCGGCAGTCTTTAGCCCCTCCGTCAGTCAGCATCGGCCCCACCCGTGCCCTTTGCAGCCTGCCGAGCCGCGTTGACCTTCCGAAACAGATTCGGTCGGTAATACCGGTGCCCCTTTCCCACAGGAACACGCGGCTTCCTGTGCAAACCACACCGGCGGTTCGTTAATGAGGACCTGGCGTCCACGTTCGCCCCGCAATTCACGTGAAAAACGCGACCGCACTCAGCACATTCGCCAGCCCAAATGCGTATTTTAACCATCGCACCGCGCTGAGTGCTCCATACCATATCCTCCCGCAAAAATCTGTAGATATGGCCGTTCTTCGCCTTCAGCCGCCCCAACGCGCCACTACGCGCCACTAATTTCTCTTGAACCACCGTAATGACCCCAAAACCCGTTGATAGAACTGCAACGCTCCACTAGCCACAGTCCGCATCGGCAGCCGACCGATATCATAGCTGCGCATAGAATCCAACAATCAAAATCCAGCAAAGGTTATGTAAGGGGATACACCCCCTCCTTGAGGTCGGGGTGTGTCCCCCTTCCAAACCGATGCGGAAAAAATAATGAGGGACGCAAGATAAACGGTTAGAAAACATCCTGTTATGAAGGACCCCAGCCCCCTCGACCTGAAACTCACCCCAGAAGAGCTGGCGGATGCGCGCAGGCCCACGCCAGGCCGGAAGGGAGGCCGACCCAAGGGGTCGCTGAACAAACGCACGCTCCAGCAGCACGCCCTGGCCAGGAAGGCCGCAAGGACAGCCGAGCGGTCAGGCCTCATGCCCATCGACGTGCTGCTCCACACGATGCGCGGCACCCAGAAGTTCAGCGACCGGCAGGTGGAGGCAGCCATAGCGGCCGCGCCGTATCTGCACCCCAAGCTCTCCGCAGTGGCGTACCGGAACATGGACGCGGATGCTGGAACGCTTGACCTGTCGTCCTGCTCGGCCGAGGAGCTGGCCGTGATCAGGCGCGTGGTGGAGCGTGGAAAGGCCGCCAAGCTGCCGGCGCCGGTGATTGAGCACATCCAAGCTGGCGAGGTCGTTGAGGGTGTACCTGACGCCCATGACGCTGAAATCTCAGGCGGTTAGCGTCCGATCGCACGGTCGCGCGGGGTCTAACCTCACCAGAACCGCCGTCCCGTTCGCGCCACGTTCACCCTGGACGCTGTTTTGGCCCCGTGCTCACATGCGTTTGTCGATCGCAAGTGGACGCAAGAGGGAGCGGTGTACCCCGCCAGTGGCGCGGCCTTATATGGCGCCCCCCGAGACCTGGCTGGCTGAGCCAGCCCCTGATGAGCCTGGAGGAGGGAATACCAAACCTCTGGCCAAAGGGCGGGCAGTCGTTTGATGAGGCGGTCGGGGCTACGCGTACGGGATCCACGTGCCTGACCAGTCAGACGCTCCGATGGAGCGGGCTGGGGGAGCCATTCGCGGCCGGCCGGCGTCATCGTGGCGTGGGCTAGGGGCCGCCAACCGAGCGGAAGGCAACGGGCCCATGGGCGACTGATCCCCTCGACGTGCGCCACTAGCGCGCCACTGTCGCGACACCTGACAACCTTGGCTGAGTGCGGCATTTGCCAGCCACGCCTGAGGTTTGCCCGGTCGATCGACAGGCTGAGCGCGCCACTGTGCGCCGCTAATGATCCACTATCAGGCAGGAGTTGATGCCGTGAAAAACGCAGGTCCAGGCGTAGCAGGGGAGCCGCGCGCCACTGGTGCGCCACTAGCGGGTGTTCCGGTGTTGATGCTGACAGTCGCGTTTATCTGGCTCTGGGTGCGGGTCGATGCGCTGGAGAGGCGCTTGGCAGCGATTGAGCGCACGATCGCGGTCAGGGTGTCTGGGTATGGCGGCTCCGAGCCGATCGAAGGCTGCGTGGTCAGGCCGCTAGATGCGCGCCCGAGCAGGAGGGTGAGGACGTGAGCGTCATCACCCTGTCGGAGGCAGTCCCACATTTCGGCTATCAGCGGGCGCGTCGGGCGTGCAATGGTTTGCGCCGATGGAGATCGGGCCGCGTAATCCATAGGAGGGGCGTATGACCAAACTGGTGACCAAACACTATGCCGACGGGACGTCGGCGACTGGCAGCGAGGACATGCCGGACCATTCTGCCGGCGGCGCGGCTCTGCTGCGGGTTGATGAGCATGAGGAAAGAGGTTCGGCCGCAGCGCTGGACCTGCCCGAGACGCGTGCGACCGCACTGAGCCAGCAGGCCGCACCGATCTTGGCTGATCCGGCTGGAAATGGCGCGCTCGCGCCGGCACCTTTTGACGGTGCAATGGCGGCCGATTTTGACGGTGCAATGGCGGCCGATCGCGTCCGATACGGAAGCGGCGACGCGATGTATGAGGGCGTTCGCTCGCCTGAGGTGACCAGGCCTGTGCCGAATGCCGACGACGCACCGCTGGACGGGCACGACGCCTACGCCGACGGATTCGACCTGCAACACAACCCCTTCGGCGCAGGCACATCCCGCGCGGCTCTGTGGGCGGACGATTGGAACGCGGCCAAGAAGGAGCATTTGGCCGACACGCAGGGCGCCGCAACGAAGGGCGGCCGAGACGTGCCGCCTCGCCCCGAGCGCCCATCGGTCAACGCCGATCACCAGACGGTGGTGCAGTATGTCGAGGACCTGTTCGCGCACCTGCGGGCCGAGCTGATTGCGCTGGGCCACGACGTCGCGCCGTAAGGTGCGGTGACCGAACGGCTCTACTGCTGGCGCTGGCGCCGCATCCCTGACCGGCACGGCAAGGTGTGCCGCGTCAGGGCATGGGTGCGCATGAACAGTGTGCTGGTGGAGTTTCTCGACGACAGGTGGACGATGCTCACCAAGCGGCACGCGCTGCGCTTGGTCAGGCCGGCGGAGAGGACGCATGAATTACCTAGAGGGCGCCAATAAGCCTTGTCCGCAGATAGCGGCGTGGTGCGCGGCGTGGGCTCGCGAGAAACCGGCGGTGATCAGCGAGCAGGAGCGCGCCGCTCTGGCGCTGAAATGGGACGTGGCGAAACTGGCGAACGACCAATGAGCGACCAGTCGATGACGTTCGGCCAAGCCATTGCCTACGTCTATGCCGGATCGGCGCGAGCGACGCCGGCGCTGATCGCTGAGTGCTTGGGGGTGCCGGTGCATCTGGTCGAGCAGGCGATAGCCGAAGGGTGCAAGTCCCACAAGGCAGGCAAAACGTTCTTGGCTGGCCGCTATCTGTCGGACGTGCGAGCGGAAGCGCGCAAAGCGATGCACGACGGCATTGACCCGGCCGTGGTCAGCTACCTGAACATGAAGCTGAACCAATGGAGGGCCAGCCTCGGTGTCGAGTTCAGTCAAGCGCTCGCCGCCGCCGGGACTACGCTGCATGAAAGGCTCGACGCGATCAGCGAACGTGTAGTGCGGCTGGAGGAGACAATGGCCCACGTCCTCCCGGATGTATCGGCGGACGTGTGACACACCCGCCGTTTTGCTCGTGCTTCGCGTGCGTCGCGACCGTTCCGGCACCCGGACGGCCGGTCCATCTTGCAAACTGCGGCTGTTCGTTCTGCACTGGCGTCCTCGCGTCTGTCGAACCGAAGGTGTGCGACCAGCGCGACGCGACCCAAGGCAGCTACCAAAGCGTCATCGACGCGCTGCAGGCGGAGGTCGGCAGCCTGTCTGCGGCGCTTGAGGCGTCTCGCCGACGCAACCGCGGCCTACGCGACGAGGTGATGGTGCTGCAGTGCGCGCTGACATCCGCGCAGACACTGATCGCGTCGATGCAGGTGCCGAAGGAGGCCGCTGCCGCCCATGTCGAAGGCGCTCTGGTCGGCCTTCAGCGTGGCTTATCGTCGAGCTTGGACAGTCCCAGCAACGTCGAGAGCATGGCCGCGGCGTTCCACGCCGAGCTGCATGGCGTAACTTGGCAGCAAGCTAAGCGCGCGATGAACCTCTGTAACTGGTCGATGCTGCGGCGGCTGGCAGAGGTCGCGATTGAGCACATAGATTACCTGCGCTGGCGGCAGCCGCCATGACAGACTGGAGTACCAATCTTGGCTCGTTTCAAGGGCTGGGGAAAATCCCGTTTGCTCGCCTCGAACTTGAGCTTGACAAAGAGGAGTGCCGCCGATCGCTGTCGGTGTTCGTGCGCCGGGCGTGGCCGCACATCGATCCGGCGCCGTTCTCGCACAACTGGCACCTTGACGCGATTGCCGAGCACCTCGAGGCGGTCAATACCGGCGAAATCCGCCAACTCCTTTTGAACATTCCGCCGCGCCACATGAAAACTAGTTTGCTTGCGCTGTGGCAGGTGTGGACCTGGATACAGTTGCCGGCCAAGGGCGGCTTTAACCTGATGCGCGGGCCCGGCGTGACGTTCCTGTGCGGCGCGTACAATGCAACCAAGGCGCAGGAGGATGGCGCAATCGCGCGCCGGCTGATCCGCTCTGAGTGGTTCCAGCGCCGCTGGGGCGATTACGTCAGGATCAGCCCCTACGCCGACAATCGCGAGCGCTTCGAGACGCTGGCCGGCGGTCACCGCATATCGGTCGGCATCCCCGAGTCGCTGGGCAAGGGCGGCATCATCCGGGTGCTGGACGATCCGCACAAGACGGACGAGGTGGAGTCGGCGCAGGCGCTTGCGACGGTGCTGCGAAATTACGACGAAATCTGGTCGACCAGGTCAAACGATGCAATGCGCGGCGCCGAAGTGATCGTGGGGCAGCGGCAGGCGTCAAACGATCTGTTTGACCACGTCCTAAACCGCGGCGGCTGGACGCACTTCTGCCTGCCGTACGGCTACGACCCGCTGCGTCACTGCGTCACCAAGCTCGGTTGGGAGGATCCGCGCGGCCTGGATGACGAAACCGGCGAAAAACTCGAGGGCGTCGTGTGGGCGCAGAAACCCGGAACGCCTGGAAGGTGGGAAATAGAGCCAGGCTCGCCGATTGAGGCTCGATTGGGAGAACCTATTTGGCCCGAAAAATTCCCCGAGGAATGGGGCGTAGAGCAAGCGGGCAAGATCGGCCCGTATGCCTACGCAGCCCAGTATCAGCAGATACCAGCACCGCGTGGCGGCGGTTTGATCCGCGATGACTCTTGGCGGACATGGGAGAAATACGACAAGGCGGGCAATCTCGTATTTCCGGCGCTCGACTTGGTCGTGGCCTCGCTCGACGGCGCGTTCACCGACAGGACCCTGAACGATCCGTCTGCGATCACCGTGTGGGGCCGGTTCAACCTGCCAGAGGTGCGCGAGCCGCAGTTCATCCTGCTGCACGCATGGCAGGGGCGGCTGATTTTCAACGAGCTGGTCGAGCACGCGACGCGCATCTGCCTGGGCGACTGGCGGGGCTCGGGCGACGATCCGATACCGGACGGGGGCACGAAAGTTGACGTGCTGCTGATTGAGAACAAGGCGTGCGGCGCCTCGGTGGGGCAGGAGATCGTCAGGCGCCAGCGTCGGCGGAAGTGGCGCACGCTGATGATCAATCCCCGGGGCGACAAGACGTCGCGGCTGATTTCGGTGCAACCGTTGTTCTCGGGTGGCCGCCGGCCGGACGGCAGGATTGCGCCAGGCCAGATATGGGCGCCGGACCGCGACTGGGCGCAGATGGTGATTGATCAGGTGACGAATTTCCCGCGCGCCGGGCACGACGACTTGACCGATACGGTCTCGCAAGCGCTGAAGTTCCTGCGCGACCAGGGGGCCGCCATGAGCCAGGAAGAGGCGGAAGAGGACTGGGAGCAGCGAAATCGGTATCACAAGCCGCCTCGTCCGCTGTATCCGTGCGCCGGGGGTGTAAGAGCATGATGCGAGTAGGCGGGTAGTGGCGACCACCTATACTCAGGCTTTGCGGCTCGCTCAGCCGGCGATCGGCGATCCGACCACGTACAACGTGTGGGGCGGGCTCCTGAACACCGACATGGCCCTGATCGAGGCCGCGATCACCGGGTTGCTGACACTGGACCTGAGTACGGTCGGTGGCGCGGTCACGCTGACATCGAACAATGGCGCGGCCGATCAGGCCCGGAATTTCGCGATAACTTTCATCAACGCGACCGAACAGGTCACGGTGACGTTGCCGCCGACCCCAAAGGTTTACGCCCTCGGAAACGCCGGCGGATATCCGATCATCCTGACCGCTGGCGGCGGAACAAACTACACGCTCAATCCGGACGGGCTCTGGCACAGCATCCTGGTGAACGCGTCGAACAATGTGGGCAGCCTGCTGCCAAACAAGCTGTCGCAGCAGATGGCTTTCTACGGTTCAAATACCGCTGGCACATTCACGGTCACCACCCCGACGATCAAGGTGTACATGTGGGGCGCGGGCGGGAATGGCGGCGCGGGTGCTGGCGCGGCCGGCAGCGGTGGCGGCGGCGGCGGCTACCTCGAATTCGTTTTGGCGCTGCCATACGGGACGGTTGTTACCTACTCAGTTGGCGCCACGGGCGCGCAGAACGCCACGACCCTTACAGCGGCCGGCGGCATATCGGCAACGGCACAAGGCGGTATGCCGGGCGGCGCTGGAAACTCGTCAACGTACGGGTATGCGTTGCAAGGCGTGGGTGGCGGCGTAACGGTGGCCGGCATCGGGTCGTATATTTCCTACGCAGGCGAAACGTCCGCCACCGGATTTGCGCAGACCTCTGGCTCGACGATCGTGCTGGCCAGCGCCACGCGCGGCGGGTCGACCTATGGCGGCGGCCAGGGCGGCTGTGGCATCGTGCTGGGCAACAACACCACGACGGGGGTGGCCAACGGCGGCAACGGAACCGGGCCTGGCGGCGGCGGCGGTGGCGGTTTTGGCGCTGGCACAGGCGGCTTGGGCGCCGGCGGCCTGATCAAGGTCGAGTATCTGACGCAGGGGTAAGCAATGACTGAGGAATGCAGCAAGTGCCGTTTCTACGCCGAACTCGCCATGCCGGCGGGCAAGCAGCGCAACGGCCTGTGCCGGCGTCGCGCGCCTTCAGTGGTGCTGCTGGGGCACGTGCAGTCGCCAATTCAGGGGCGGCCGCCGCAGCCGATAATCCAGGGGTTTTTCCCGGAAATGGCACCGGCGGGATGGTGCGGCGATTTCGAGGCGCCGCGGGGTTTGGTGGATGTCGCCAACATCGACCTGTCGAAGCTGGATATCGGGGACTCGGTGCAGTGACGGAGGGTGAACTCAAGCGAGCGATTGATCACCGCTACCTGCGCCAGAAACATCCGATGCATGTCACTCAAGATGAGCGCGGCGTGATGTTCGTGACGGCCATTGGCACGGACAAGCGGCGGCAGGTGTCAACCGATCAGGGCGACATGATCCAAGCGATGAACGCGACCTACGAGAATATCCTGGCCGAATTGGTCAGCGAGCAGCACGCAGCCGAGCAAAGCAACGCGCAGTGAGCGACCGGCCGCCCGGCCTGCAGTTCGCGCCAGCCGACCAAACCCGGCACTCCGCCGGCATGCAGGCGGCGCTTGAGCAGTCCAACGCAATCAACGTCCGCATCGGCGAGGACGGCAGCGTGAGCGTGGACGATCCGGCCTACGATGAGGTCGAGGAAGAGCCTGAAGGCAGCCAGCCGCCATACCTGCGCGGCGAATTTGGCGCCAACCTCGCCGAGGACCTCCTGGAAAACGAGCTGCAGAACTTGGCCGCCGATATTCAAGCCGGCATCGACAGCGACATCAGCGACCGAAAGGACTGGGACGACACGGCGTCGATGTTCATTGATTACCTCGGCCTCAAGATCATCAAGGACGCCGGCAGCAACGTGGGCGGCGGGGTTCTTACGAAGGTGTGGGACCCGCTGATGATGGAGGTGTCCATCACCTTCTGGGCCAACGCCGTCGCCGAATTTCTGCCGTCAGCGGGCCCATGCAAGGTGCGCGACGACTCGCCGCCAGCCGTGGCGCCCGCGCCGCCACCGCCGCTTGGCTCACCGCCACCTATGGGGCACAACGGCGGCCCCCCGCTGGTCGAGGCGGACGCGCCTGGCAATCGCGCGGTCAGCCGCACCGAATTGGCGCAGGCCTTCGAACTCGACATGAACCACTACCTGACGGTCGGCGATCGATCCTACTACCAGGATTTCTCGCGGATGCTGTTCAACCTGGGCCCGCTCGGTACGCAGTTCCGGAAAATCTACTACTGCCCACTGCGCGGCCGGCCTGTCAGCGAGTGGGTGCGGGCCACCGATCTGATCGTGTCGTCTGACGCCACCTCGCTGTCGACGGCCGCCAGGGTGACGCAGATCATCAAGATGCCGCAGTCCAAGCTGAAGCGCCTGCAGCTAAGCGGCTGGTGGCGCAAGGTCGACGTGTCCATGCCGATTGAAGAACAGTCGAACATGGAAAAGGAGATCGGCGCGGCCGAGGGCGTGACGCGCCAGCCGTTCGCCAGCGAAGACCACATGCACACCATTGAGGAGGTGTATGTCGAGCGGGACTTGGCCGGGTTCTGGCACACCGACGAGAACGGCGAAAAGACCGGCATTCCGCTGCCCTATCGCATTTCGATCGAAAAGACCTCGGGCAAAATCCTGGAAATCAGGCGGAACTGGCGCGAGGATGATGAGCATTTCGGGGCGCGGCCGCGCTTCGTGTTTTTCGGCATGATCCCTGGCGTCGGGTTCTACGCGATGGGGTTCATGCACGTCGTGGGCAACGGCGAACTCGCCCTGACTGCGATCGGCCGCATGCTGCTGGACGCCGGCCAGTTTGCCAACTTTCCGGGCTTCCTGATGTCAAAAGGGCTGGGGCGGCAGCAAAACACCCGCATGCAGGTCAACCCGGGCGAGGGAACAGAAATCGACACCGGCGAGAAAGCCATCGGCGATGTCGTCATGAAGCTGCCCTACAACGAACCGTCCCAGGTTCTGGCGGAGTTGGCGAGCGCTTACGTCCAGCGCTTCCAGAAACTCGCCGGCGCCGCAGACGTGCCAGTGGGCGAAGGCACGGCCGATATTCCGGTGGGAACCATGATCGCCATGCTTGAGCAGGGCACGAAGATCATGAGCGCGGTCCACAAGGGGCTTCATGCGAGCCGCGCCGAGGAGCTGGAACTGCTCCGCGAACTGATTGCTGAGGACCCGTCGGTCCTGACGAAAAAGAACAAGCGGCCAGCGCGGCGGTGGGAGCAGGCCGAAGAATTCCTGGACCTTGATCTCGTTCCGTCCAGCGACCCCAACGTGCCGTCGCAGCTTCACCGGATCATGCAGGCGACCGCGCTGGCCCAGCTCGCGACGCAACTGCCTGGCGTGTTCAACCCGCGCTGGGTTGCCGAAGATGTGCTGCGCACGATCGGAAAGGAGACGCCGGCCGAGGCGTTCGCCGCGCCGCAGGGCGCGCCGCCGCCGTCTCTGGCCGATCAGGCCAAGATGGCGATGGCGCAGGCGTCGATGCAGCGCAACCAACTGATGGCGCAGGACACCCAGCGCAAGGCGGCCGAGGCGGTCACGTCGTCCGAAAACGACCGGCAGACGGCGGCGCTGAACGCCCAGACGCAGCAGGCGCAACTGGCGAGCAAGGAAAAAATCGCCGGCATGCAAGAACAGACAGAACGCGTGCGTCTTGCGGCCGAAACGGCTAAGAGCGCACATGAGGCTTCTTTGGCGGAGCGGCAGCACCAACAGAACGCCGCGAGCGGCATCGTGATACCCGGAGGGCATGGGCAGTGAGCGAGTGCAAAATTCTGACGCGTGAGGAAGAGCAGGCGCAGGCCAAGGCCATGCTGCACAGGGGCGGCTATGCCAGCGGCGGTCGATTGCGGCAGGAAGAAAAGCGCGACGATCTGAAGGACAAGCGCACGATCAAGAAGGCGGTCAGGCAGCACGAGTCCCACGATCATCCGGGCAAGCCGAAGACGGACCTGAAGCTTAAGCGCGGCGGCGTGGCGGCGGGCAGGGCTCCTGAGCCGCGCATGGACAGGCGAGCGCGCGGTGGCGCGATGACGGAAAAGCAGCGCGGCCACGGCTCTCCCAAGGGCGGCAAGGGCGTGAACGTCAACATCATCAGCCCGGGCGCCGCCCAGGATGAGAAGAAGCAGGCGGCTCAGGCGGGGATGCAGGCCGGTATGCGCATGGGTGCAGCCGCCGCGTCGCGCCCGAAGCCAGCGATGGCGCCGCCGCCCCCAGGCGCCGGCGGCGGTGGGATGCCACCGGGCGGTGGCGCTCCGCCCGCGGCGATGCCCCCACCTGATCCCGGCCAGCCGCCGATGAAGCGCGGAGGTCGCGCCAAATAATATGCGCGACTGTCTTGCGACTGGACGCGAAAACAGGACGATTACGTTCTGCGCCGGTTGCGACTGGCAGACAGATGGTTCAGCGGCCGGTCGATGTCACGGACCTCTTCAGTATGTTCGGTGGGAGGCTGGCGTGGAAGACGACGCCGCTGTTGAGCACATCAATGCCATCCGACGAAGATTCCAGGCGGCTCTTCGTCATGGACGCGAGGTTCCGGCATGATGGTCGATGCCGACATCCTCGTCCGCGTGCTGCTGAAGCGCGTGGACGAGGCGCGGGATCGAGAGGCGGCAATTATTCTGAAGGGCCTGCAGGACTACACGGAATACCGCGAGCGCCTCGCCGCCCACAAAGCGTACGGCATCGTGAGCAAGATGCTGAATGAAGCAATCGCCAAAGACGGCTTGATTGAGGGAGTGAAGTAATGTCGATGATGCGTCACGCGTCTATGCTGCACCACGTGGATGACAGCCAAGTCGCCGAGGTCATCACCGAAATGGACCGGGTGCTGGGCTCGCTGGACGACGTCGTGCTGCGCGGCCAGGACGTGATGCTCGCCATCTTCATCCGGCCGAGCACGAAGAAACTCAGCAGCGGGGTGATCCTGCACACGGCCGGCACGGGCCAGGAGCAGGCTGAGGACTGCTTCCAGGGGACCATCGCCAGGATAGTGAAGCTCGGGCGCCACGCATTCAACCTTCAGGCGTTCCCGAAATCTCTGGCTGATGAATGGGGCGACATCGAAAACATTCCGAAGGTCGGCGATTGGGTGTACGTGGACGCCAAGACCGGCATTCAGGGCTCCTACAAGGGGTCCGGATCGCAGCGCACGGCGATGTTCGACGGGGTGACGCGTATGCCTGACGACGGCGGCTGGCCAATCAGGATCGTGGCGTTTTCGGACATCATCGCGAAGGTGGCGCACCCGGCGGTGCTGGTGTGAAGCCGCGCGCATGACCTTGGACGAGCACCTCCACGCCTGCATGCGCGAGGCGAACGGCGTCAAAGGGTCCGCCGGCGCCCAGGCCGCGCTGACGGCGGCGGTGAAGGCCGACCCCGCCCTGCAGGCTGCGTGCAACCAAGCGCTTCAGAACTTCCACGGCATTGATGATCGCCGCTGCACAATCACCAGAACCCACCGCCGAGCCATACAGGAGGCATTGAGCCATGTCGGATAGAGTTTCCGAGCCGGTCGAGCAGCCAATTGCCCAGGAGGCGCCAGAAGACGCGATGGCCGCAATGCGGGCGCAACTGGAGGCGCGCGAGGCCGAACTTGCCGCCGCTCGTGCGGCCGCAGCCGACGCAGAGGCGCGCGCCGCCACCGCGGGCAACGCGGCCGCCAATTCCCAGGAAGCGCAGCTTGGCGCCCTGATCACCAGCGAGGAATCGAAGCTGCAGAACGCTCGCGTCGCGCTGCGCACGGCCCGAGCCGATGGAGACATGGAAAAGGAAGAGCAGGCGATTGAGGCCATGGCGTCCGCCAAGCAGAGGGTTGACCTGCTGAAAAGCGAGCAAACGCGCCTGCAATCCAGGCGCGGCCAGCCGCAACCTGCCGATGGCGGCAAGCAGCCGCAGCAGCAAGGGCGCATACCTGGGCCAGCCGCACGCCTCTGGATGGACGATCACCCGAAGATCAATCACGATCCGGCGTATCAGAAGGCAGCCGAAATGGCGCACAATCGCGCCATCGCCCGCGGTTTCGTGCCAGAGAGCCCGGAGTACTTCCAGTCCATCAATACCGAGCTTGAGCAGCGCTTCGGCGCCGACCACGGAAGGGATCAGAACATGCCGCCGCCGCGCCAGACGCAGCAGCCCGCGCGCCGCGCGCCGCCGGCCTCCAGCTTTGCGGCACCGCGCGGCGGCGGCGGCAACGGCGCGGGTGGTCGCACGTCGCCGGTGGAAATCGCGCGGCTCATGGGTGGCGATGTGACCGCCGACGACATCCGCGAGTTCGCCGTGGTGAACAAGCTGTCAGTCGAAGAATACTGCACCAAAATGGCCAAGGCTCTCGAAGATCGAGGGGCTGCCTACGACAATGGCGGCGTGTATCGATAGGAGGCTGATTTGACCGTCGAAATCGTGGACCCATCGCCAGAACGGCCAGTGCGGCGCTCGCGTGTGGGGCGGCCGCCCGGCAGGCCGAAGACGCAGCCAGAAGAAATCGGCGGCGATGCCGAATTTGAAGAGCCAGCTCGCACGTCTCGGTCGCCCCGCGGCGCGGCGCCCCGGGCGCGCGACGAAGAGTTCATCGACCCGGAGACCGGCGAGCCTTATCGACGCAGGTCGCCTACGCAGTTGGGCGCCGGCATTTTCGAGCTTGATGAGAAGTGGAAAATGAAGGGGTGGGATTATCAGTGGGCGGTCACCCGCGTGCTGAACCAACCGACCGACAATTCCGAGTTCGTCACCATGCGCGCGGCCGGCTGGCGTTACGTGAAGGCCACGGAGATGCCGCAGGCGGTCCCGCCTGGCTGGACCGAGCCTTACATTGAGCGCGGCGGCCAAGTGCTGATGAAGCGTCCGATGCAGTTCACCCGTGAGGCGCAGAAGGAATTCAAGGACAAGGCCGACCAAGCGCTGATCGACAAATTTGCCACGGCGGAAATGACGCCAGTCGGGGCCGCGCCGCGGACCGTGCGGGAAATCAGGCGCCGGTATGAGCGCATCCCGCGCGAGGTGCCGACCGAGCAGGACTTCGATGAGGTCTGACCCGCCAAATAGCTGTTGACGCAACCGTTACGTCCGTCGTAGCGGTTGTTTATATGGGCGCTTCCGGCACGGGTGCGCCACTCGCGATCTTCTCCGGCGGCACGCAGGACCAGAGCGCATAGACGGGTATCGGTCTATGGCTCTGAATTATGCGCCCAACGGGTTGCAGTGGCTTCGCCCGAAGTTCGCCAACATGCCGAACTTCGCCACCACGAACCGGTATTTCATCAAAAAGGGCTACGGGACCGCGATCGCCTTTGGCGACTTGGTCTATACCCAGAATTCCGGCAGCGGAAACCAGGGCTACATCGCGCCCTACACGACCGAAGGCAGCGTCGGCGGCGGCACGGTCGGCGGCATCCTCGGCGTCTTCCTCGGGTGCGCCCCCTACTACGATCTGACCTATCAGACGGAGATCAACAAGAATTTCTGGGCGGGAACCGAAAACCCGTCCGGCGACGTGGACGCGTTCATCTGCGACGATCCCCTCCAAGTGTTCCTCGCTCAGTGCAACGGCGGCCCGATCACCACCGCCCACCGCGGCCTGAACATTGATTTCGGCGGCGGCGGCTTGCCGAACGCGCTCGGTCAGAGCGTCGGCTACCTCGACTTCGCGACCGTGGCCACGACCTCCACCCTGCCGCTGCGCATCGTCGGGTGGAGCAATCGCGCGGCCTATGGCTACGACCCGACATCGGCCACCAGCGCCAATCAGCCGACCTACAATTACGCGGAGGTGAGCCTGAATCCAGGCGCCTGCGAGTCATTGCAGGGCACGGGCATCTAAGGGGGATTTGAGCCATGGCTGTAACAACCGCACAAATCCCGCAGCTCCTCCTGCCCGGCCTGCGCGAGGTCAAGGGCAAGTACGTCAAGCGGTCGGCGCAGTGGTCGAAGCTGTTTGCCAAGGGCACATCGTCGCTGCAGACCGAAAAGACGGTCCATGTCCGCCTGCTCGGGCTGCCGTCGCTCAAGGGGCAAGGCCAAGCCGTCGAGTTCGACAACAACTCTGGCACCCGGTACACCTACAACCACCTGCACCAAGTTGTCGGCCTCGGCTACACGTTCACCGAAGAAGCCATCGACGACAACCTCTACAAGGCGCAGTTCGACCCATCGAACATGGGCCTTGCGGACAGCTTCATGCAGTTCAAGGAGATATTGGGCGCCAACATCTTCAACAACGGCAACGTCTACAATCCGTCGATCGGCGGCGACGGTCAGCCATTGTTCAGCACGGTGCACCCGGTCGATGGCAACACCGTCGCCAACACACCTCTGGTCCAGATGGGTCTCAATGAGGCCTCCATGGACATGGGCAGCAACATGATCCGCCGGTTCCGCGATTACGCGAACCTGCTGATCAGCGCCAAGGCGCGCACGCTGCTGGTTCCGGTCGAGCTGCGCCGCGTGGCCCAGCGCCTCTACGAGACGCCGCTGCGACCGGGCACGGCCGACAATGACATCAATGCGCGCAAGGAGTCCAGCGACTACAAGGATGATTACGAGGTCAACGACTTTCTGACGTCGCCGTATGCGTGGTTCATCCTGAGCGACAAGCCAGGCTTGATCTACCTGGAGCGCAAGGCCTTTGACATCAGCATGCAGGTCGATTTCGTGACCAACAACCTTTTGGTCAAGGCGGTCGAGCGATACTACATCGGTTACGACGACTGGCGCTGCGCCTGGGGCAGCTACCCGACCAACTAACCTGGCAGGGATAGGAGAAGCCCATGGGCACGACTGGATTTAAGGGGCCGCTCGTCGCGTACGGTTCAATGGAGTACATCACCGCAGCCATGGGCGGCGCGACCGGAGTTCTGCCAGAGTACAATCCGGATCAGGGTCCATCTTGGTTTTTTCAGGGTTCCGGCATTCCTGATCCGCGCTTCAATCTGAACAAGATGAAGCTGAACGGCTACGGCGGCGTGCAGCCTGGCTTCCTGCAAAGCGCGGGCATTGCGATGGTCGATGCAGTTCCTGCGGCATTCGGCACGGCCAAGATCGCGGCCGCAGCCCATGTGACCAACGGCACCGCGATGACGCTGGTATCGGCGGCGGCCGCGGGCATTTCGATCAACATCCCGATTGCGCCCTTCTCTGGCCTGTTGAACGGCTCGGCCGTCGTCACGGCGCCGATCGTGCTGGACTTTGGCTTCGCTTTTGGCACGGCCACCGCCAGCTCGAAAACCCTGACCGTCGCGGACAGCACACAGTTCATCGTGGGCATGCCGCTGATCGTCGCCAGCGGCGCCGGCGCCACCACGGCGCTGAAAACGTGGGTGACGTCGCTCGGCAACGGCTCGACCACCATCACGGTGAACGACGCCTTGAGCGTGACCGGCACCGTGGCGATCGGCACTGGCGACATATGGCCGGGCGCCCCGCTTTCGACCGCTGCCCAGCAGTATCCTCTTGGGCACCTGCCTTACCTTGCTGGCGGCCCTACGCTGTTTCTTGATCCTTCGCAGGCGCTGGCGCGCGGCGTGTCCGTCACCACCGTCACGGCCGGCACGGGCGGCAACATCAAGATCAGCGGGTGGGATACTTACTGGCAGCCCATGAACGAGACGATCGCGGCCAGTGCTTCGGCATCGACTACCGTGTTTGGCAAAAAGGCCTTCAAAGCAATCAAATCAGTGACGCCGCAGTTCACCGATGCCGCCGGCACCTATTCGGTAGGCACCTCGGACGTGTTCGGGTTCAACCTGCGTGCACGCCGGTGGGAAGAGTCCAGTGGGGCATGGGCTGCTGCGTTTATCACCGGCAGCGTCGGTTTTTCGTCGTTCGCTGCGCCGGCAGCGGGCGACGTGCGAGGCACTTTCCAAGTCAGCGCACAGGGCGGCGGCACGGGTTACGGCGCGACGAACTCGAACGGCGCAATCACCAGCCTTGTCATGACCGGCAACCGGCTCGCGCTCTACCAATCCCCAACCCTGGCCGACACGCTGCAGGCGACGCCGCTCGCCCCGCAGTCGATGTTCGGCGCGACGCAGACCTAATAGGCGCGCGGGGTGTCTAACCCCTACAAGATCACGCTACAGCTTCCGGCGGCGGTTGCGAATGGCATCGCACTTTCGCAGTCGCGCGGCTCGGCCGGCGCGCTCGCGATCAATGGCTCGCTCGCCACTGGCGGCGTAGCCACACTCAGCAGCGCGAAGTGCCCGGCCACGCGTGTCCAGATCGTCAGTGCGGGCAACGATTCGGCTCTCGTTTGGACGATCACCGGCCTAAACCGCTACGGATTGGTCCACTCGGAAACCTTGGCTGGGGCCAATGCCGGTGCCGCAAATTCGGTGTATGACTATGCGACCGTCACCAGCATCGTCAGCTCGGGCGCCACCGCCTCGACCGTCACGGCCGGCACCAACGGCGTAGCCAGCACCGAATGGCGGGTGCAGGACTTCTTCCGCGAGAAGTTCAGTGTGGCCTGCTACATCGGTATTTCCGGGGTGGCGAACTGTCAGGTCGAATATACGGCCGACGATCCGAACGCCGCGCTGCCAGGCTCGCTGCTGCCAAACAGCAACCAGCCGCCCGTCGCCTATCTGCACGGGACCCTGAACAACCTGTCGATGAATGCGACGGGCAATTTCAACGATCTTCCCGCGTTCGCCATCAGATTGACGGTGAACAGCGGCACAGGCGCCGTCACAATGACATTGATCCAAAGCGGGATCGGTTCATAAGGCGGATGAACGGCGCGCTTCCCGCCGCAACCGGGAGCTTGGCTTAGGAGGCCACGATGAAGCACGAAAAGGAAGGCCACAAAGAGCGCAAGCACGGTGGCCGGGCTGAGCACGAGAAGAAGAAGGAGCACAAGAAGCGCGGAGGGAAGGTCGGTGGCAAGATGCCCGAAATGCGGATGGACAAGCGGGCCCGCGGTGGTCGCATGACGCCATCTTCGCCGCTGTCGGGCGCCGGCAACACCCACGGCGGCATTGCCACCGAGGATGGCGGCGCCAAGGACGACGAGCGAGCAAGCGGGGGGCGGCTGTCGGCATCGGACCGAAACGCGCTCCCCGCTTCGAATTTCGCCCTGCCTGGGCACGGCGTGGGCAAGAACGGGAAGGGGTCCGGCAGCTACCCGATACCGGACGCCTCCCACGCCAGGAACGCGCTGGCGCGGTCGGCGAACAAGTCGCCGGCCGTGCGTGATGCGGTCCGCCAAAAGGTGCATGATAAGTTTCCGGAGATCAGCCAAAGCTGATTTTACCGTAGGAGGCGACATGCAGCAGGCTCGGGTGCGCACCCTCAATACCCTGAACGGCTGATATGGCAGAGGACAGTCCGAGCGGCAGTTATCTCTGGCAGATAGCCAACGCCGATCTTGTGCTTGAAGCCTTCGAGCGCATTGGCATGGGCGCCACCGAGATCGAAGACCGCCACATGATTTCGGCCAACCGGTCTTTCAATTACGAAATGCAAACCGCGGCCAATCGCGGCGTCACGCTGTTTGCCGTGAGCCAAGGCACACCGATCAATCTCGTCCAAGGAACAGCCACGTACAGCCTGCCGACAAACTGCGTGCAGATGCTCGACACATACTACAGCTATCCCAACGGCGATGGGACATACACCGACCGGATGATGTTGCCGATGACGCGCACGGATTATGCGCAGATCCCGAACAAGAACGCGCAGGCGCCTCCCAATCGATACTGGTTTCAGCGCACCCTCACGCCGCAGGTCACCACGTGGCAGGTCTATGACGGCAGCCAAGCCGGCGCACTGCTCAACTATTTCTTCCTCAGCCAGCTACAGGATGTGGCGCTGATGGGTTCGCAGTCGCCGGACCTGCTGAACCGGTTTCTCGAAGCCATCACGTCCGGGGTGACATCGAGGCTGGCGGAAAAGTTTGCGCCCGCACGCTTCGCCGAAAAATTAGGATTGGCCAAGGCCGCGTGGCAGGAAGCCAAAGAAGAGGATCGCGAGCAGGGGCCGCTGTCGATCAAGCCCCAGTTTGGCAGCTACTCGCGGAGGTAGGCGGTGAACAGCAATCTGACGGGTTACGCACGCGTCCAAGCCAAGGCGCCCAAGGCCTTTGCCATCTGCGACACGTGCGGCCTGCTCTACAATCACGTCGACCTCGTTCCTCAGATGGAATTCCAGGGCAATGACCTGCGGCCGACGGGCTTCCTCGTGTGCACCAAAACCTGCAACGATCAGCCGCAGCCGCAGCTTACCACGCCGATCCTGCCGCCTGATCCGGAGCCTATCGAAAACCCGCGGCCAGACACGTCAGGGCAGGTAGGGCAGGCACCATGAGCATGAATTGGCTCCAGTACGTGCAGGCTTTGGCGGGGTTCCTGCCGGAAAACCTGTCGGCAAATCCAGCCGGCAGCGAGGCGCCGTTCATCGCCGGCAGCCGCTACAACTTGGTGATTGATCGGTGCATCGAGTACGCCGAGCTTCGGATGTATCGCGACCCAGAACTGGATTTTTTGGGCGCCTATACCCTGGATGGTTCGCAGACTTCTGTCTCTCGCGTTGGCATTCGCGACGTTGCCAATCCCGGCTTGGTGGTGATCAAGAGCGTCAACGTCATCACGCCGGCCGGATCAATCCCGAATTCTGCCGGCAGCTCGCGCACGCCCCTCATGCAGACTTCGGTGCCATTCCTGAACATGGCTTGGCCGGCAGTGGCGACGCAGGGAACGCCTGTGCACTGGGCGCGCAACGACGATGCGAACATCCTGGTCGGCCCCTACCCAGACGCCAGGTATCAGATCGAGTTCTATGGCACGATGCGACCTGCGCCGCTGACCTATCAGAACACCACCACGTTCCTGACGCTGAATTTGCCTGACCTCTTCGTCGCGGCCAGCATGATTTTCATGTCGGGCTACCAGAAGACGTTCGGCGCGATTTCGGGCGATCCGCAGCAAGGTATGACCTGGGAGCAGTATTACGGCTCGCTGCGGTCGGGCGCCGCAGTGGAAGAGGCGCGCAAGAAAGGTCGCCCGCCCGCGCCTCCGCCCGCTGCGCCGCCGCCGGCGGGATAAGCCATGCCGATCGGCAAGGTCCGGCTCATGCCAGGCGTGGACGTGCAAAGCACGCCCACGCTGAACGCCGTCAACTGGTCATCCTCGCAGCTCATCCGTTTCTACGAGGGCATGATCCAGAAGATCGGTGGCTGGGCGCGTTACTGCGTCACGCCTGTCATTGGAACCTGCCGCTCACTGCTGGGATGGGCCGACCTTGCCGGCAACGCCTACTTGGCCACTGGCACCGAGCAGCGTCTCCAAGTCATCGTCGGCGGCGCACCGATCGACATTACACCGGTACCTCAAACGACCAATCCGGCGGTCCATTTTTCCACGACAGCGACATCCACCGTGGTTTCGATCGCCGACACGTACGCGCCAAACGCGGGCGATTGGATCAATCTGATCACCCCCGTCTCAGTCGGCGGCATCGTCCTAGTAGGGTTTTACCGAGTGATCGCTGGCGGCACGACGTACACGATCGCCGCCGCGATGGCCGCGACATCGACGGTGGCCGCCGCAGGCGCTGTGCCATCGTTTACCACGACCAATACGTCGGCCTCCGTGTCGGTTGCCTTGGCCAATCACGGCCTGACCGCCATGACCAACTCGTTCAATGTGCCTTTATCCACCAGCGTGGGCGGGGTGACCTTACTCGGGACGTACACGGTGCAGACGGTTCCCAACGCGAACACCTTCACGATCTCCGCCGGCACTGTGGCGACATCGAGCGCGACGGCGTCGATGAATGGCGGAAACGCCCAGATCGAATATCTGCTGCCGACCGGCAATGCCGCGGATACGCTTCTTTCCGGCTATGGCATCGGAAACTACGGGGCCGGAAATTACGGTGAGGGGAACGCCACCGGCGGCACGTCTTTCGCCAGGGTGTGGGCCTTGGACCATTTTGGCCAGGACCTGATCGCCTCCCCGCTGGGCGGCAAAATCTACTACTGGAGCCCGCCAACCGCAGCGCCGGCCGTGCCACTATCCAGCACGGCGCCGATCTACAACAACTGGGTCTTCGTCGCCGCCCAGATCGAGATCGTTGTTGCCCTAGGTGCCGAGAGCGGCGGCACGCAATATCCGCTGCTGGTCAGGTGGTGTGACGCGGGCGATTTCACCGACTGGACGCCGTCGGTGTCGAACCAAGCGGGCAGCTTCCAGCTTTTCAGCGGATCAAAACTGCTCTTCGGCTCGGCGAACGGCCTGACGCTGTTCCTCTGGACGGACTTCGGCGTGTGGAGCGTGGCGTACCAGGGGCTTCCCTACGTCTTTGCGTTCAGCGAGCTGGCGCGCGAATGCGGGGCAATCTCCGCAAGGTCGGTGGTCATTACCGCAATTGGGGCGGTGTGGCTGTCCGCTCAGGGGTTCTTCCAGCTTACCGGCGCCGGCGTGCAGCCGATGGAATGCCCGGTCTGGGACTTCTACTACAACAACCTGGATCGAACCCAGATATCGCAGATCACAGGGGGGCTCAACACAGCTTTCCACGAGGCGTTCTGGTTCTTCCCGATGATCGGCGGCGGCATAGGTTACGTCAAATGGAACTGGGTGGAGGGGCCTAGCGCCTGGGATTATGGTGTTTTGACGCGCACGGCTTGGACAGACGCTTCGCCAGCCGGTAACGCCATGGGCGTGGATGCGGCCGGTTTGGTGCAGCAGCACGAGGTAGGCGTGGATGCGGACGGCCAAGCCATGGCCCCTTCGGCCCAGACCCATTATTTTGATGCCCAGCAGGGCGATCAGTTCATTTTCGTCGATATGCTGCTACCCGACGCGGTGTGCTCGGTCGGGGCGACAATGGCGCTGACCGTGCTGTCAGAGGACTATGCCTCCGGCACGACGAAGACGGATGGTCCCTACCTCGTGCAGCCCAATCCCTCGACAAGCAGCCCTGGCCCGTCCGCCTTTGTGACGTGCAACAGCCGCGGACGACAGGTGGCCCTACAGGTCGGCTCAAGCGATCTGGGTTCGTCTTGGCGAATGGGAGCGTTGCGGTATAGATACCGACCGGACGGGAGTCTGTGATGTCAGGCCAACAGGGCACGCCAAATCAAGCCGCGACGACTGCGCAGCTACAGCGCAATGTGATCCTCGCGTCGATCCTGCAGGCGCTGAAGGGCCTAGGCATCCAGGTTGGCCCAGCGTCGAGCACGGCGAGCGCCGGTTCTGCCACACTTCCGGCCGCTCCCGTGGGCTTCCGCACCCTGACCTTTCCTGACGGCACGACGGGCAAGGTGGCGGTGTACGGGCCGTGAGCGGCGCGCTTTCTCAAGGCCCGGGTGGCGGCATTCTCCCGGCTAGCCAAACGGGCGTGGGCAATCCTGCCGAGCAGCAGTACATTCAGCGCTTGGCGCAAATGCCGACCGAGCAGCTACAGGAAATGGCCGCGCGCGCTGGCGCGTCGCCGCAAGGTCAGGTGGCCGCGAGACTGCTCCAGCAGCGGCACATGATGCCGAACGCCCAGCCGCAACAAGGCGGCGGTATAACGGCACCCCCTGCACCACAAGCGCCCGCCGGCGGCAATACCGCACAGCCGGGCGGCGCGCTCAGCCAGACACCGCAGGCAACCAACGCCGGTATATCCATTCCGCCAACCACGAACGCCATGCGGCGCGGCGGCGGCATAGACCGTCAGCACTTCGATATGGGGGGCATGCCTTCCTCGCAGGAAGACCCCTGGTGGACGCGCAGCGAAGCGCACGGCGAGTCCGGCTTGGTCCACGCGTTTTCGCCAGGCCGCACCGACACGATCAACATGCAGCCCCTCGCCGGTTCCTATGTGATTCCGGCCGATGTCGTCGCCGGGCTCGGCGAGGACAACACGCTCGCTGGCGCAAAGGTCATGGACCGCATGACATCCAGCGGCCCATTCGGGACGCAGCTTCCGAGGGGCGACCACGGCCGCGGGCCGCCGGCGCCGCCTCACGTTAGCAACCGCCAATTTGAGTCGCAGGGCGGCGCGCAAGACGGTGAGCCAGGTTCACGCGTGCCGATTATAGCTGCCGGCGGCGAATACATCGTGTCGCCAGAGCAGGTGGCTCGCATTGGCGGTGGCAACCTCAAGCGGGGCCATGACATCCTGGATGCCTTCGTGGTCGAAGCGCGCAGGCGCCATGCCGCGAAACTCCGCAAACTGCCGCCACCGAAGAAAAAATGAACCATATCCGCCCTCGCAAAGAAGACGTGGCCGAGTGGGAAAAGCAGCCACCGGCCGCCGAAGGCGAGGGTATGTTCATCCCGCAGGCGGTGCTGCGGCGGCTGGATGAGGCGTCGCCGAAGAACGCCCGCATGTGGATCAAGCGATGGATCAATAATGAGATAATGGCCCAGCCGATTGTCGGGCCAACAGAAAAGCCGCGCGGCGTCCGGCTGGCCGGGCCGGCGGACGAGGCCGCGCTGCTTGATCTCATGATGCGAGACGTGTCTGAAAATGCGATGGACATCGCCGCGCCATGCCCGGAGCGGATTATGGAACACATCCAGATGGCGACACGTCAGGGCAGGATGGGGCTGCTTCCGGTCATTGATGGTCCTGACGGCAAGCCAGTGGCCTGCATGCTCCTCGTGCCGTTTCAGTGGTGGTGGTCGAAGGCCTACTTCCTCCAGGAGGTGTGGAACTATGTGCACCCCGACCACCGCCTGTCGAAGCACGCTCATACGCTGATGCTTTGGGCGAGGTGGGCGTCCGACAATTTCAGCAACGAGTTCGGCCACCGGGTGTATCTCTTCCAGGGCGTGACCTCGAAGGACAGCGTCCGCGCAAAAGTGTCGTTCTACTCGCGGTTCACAAATTACATGGGCGCGCTCTTCATCTATCCGAACCCAAAAATTTCCTATACCCGGAGTATGAAGAAATGAGCGGCGGCGGGCAGTCCACTACCACCTCGTCTTCCACCGTCCCGCAGACGTTTCTCAACGCCTACAATTCGACGGTCAATCGGGCGTCGAACGTCGCGAGCACGCCATACCAAGCCTACACGGGCAATCTGGTGGCGGGTTTTAACGGTCAGCAGACCCTGGCTCAAGCAGAGGTGCAGAACAACCAGACATCGTACCAGCCCCTGCTCAATCAGGCCGAAAGCAGCGTCGGATCGTCCACGAAGCCATTGTGGTCAAGCACTCAGCAGTTCAGCCCGTCGTCGATTTCGCAATACGAGTCGCCGTACCAGTCTCAGGTGATCGGCGCGACCGAGGCACAGATCAACAACACGGACGCACAGCAGCAGGCCCAGCTTGCCGGCAACGCGGCCTCGTCTGGCGCGCTTGGTGGCGATCGAGAAGGCGTTGCTCAGGGCATCCTTGGTGGCCAGCAGGCCATAGCGAACAACAGCACCCTGGCCGGTCTGAACAACCAAAATTATTCCCAGGCGCTCGGCGAGTTCAATCAGCAGCAGGGCGCGCAGCTTGGCGCCAATGAGGCCAATTCCTGGCTCAATTCTCAGGCGGGTTACGCCTACGGCAACCTTGCGAACGAGGGCAACAATCTGGCCATGGGCAACGCTTCGGCCCTGGCCGCGTCGGGGCTCACTGAGCAGCAGCAGGAGCAGGCTGGCCTGAACACGCAGTACGAGCAGTGGCAGGCGCAGCAAGCGTTTCCGTATCAGCAGACCGGGTGGCTCGCGAACATCACCGAGGGCATTGGGTCCAACGTCGGCGGATCAAGCACGACCACGCAGACCAATAATGCGGGCGGCGGCAGGGTGCCGCGCGCGAACGGCGGCATCGTGCCGCAGCACTACGATGGCGGCGGCGGCATTCTTTCCGACATCCCGAACGTCTCGGCTTCCTACATACCTAGCATCAACGGTGCCGGCGGGGGCGGCCGCGGCGTCCCGAACGCGCCGAGCGCCCAGGTCCAGCAGAACCCCTGGGCAAATCCCGCGACAGACATCGGTGCTGTCAGCGGTGGCGTGTCGCTCTACAACAACCTGTTCGGCGGCGGTTCGTCCGCGGCGGCGACACCAGTAGGGTTCGGCAACGCCGGCATGGCCGCCGCAAGCACCGGTCAAATGGTTCCGGCTACTGACATAGGCTCGGCGGCGTTCGCGCCTGGCGTGGACACGCTGACCATGCCAGCGAACGCCTCGGTGGCGGCGACCTCGCCGGGTTTCTTCGACACGGTCGGAAACGCGTTGACCGAAGGTGCCAGCAGCGCTGCGGATGCTATAGGCAGCGGCGCGGAGGCGATCGGTTCGGCGGCCGTCGATGCGGGCTCGTCCATCCTTTCCAGCCTAGGCGATGTCGCGTCATTCATCGCTGCCCTGTTCAACAAGGGCGGTGCGGTCGAGGCGCCCAGCGGCCACGCCGGCGGCGGCATCGTAGTGCCATTTCCGCAGCGTCGTGCGGCCGGCGGCGGGATCGGCAACGGCTCCGGGAATTATGGCGAAATGCCCTACAGCATGCCGCCCCCGGTTCAGTTGCAATCCACTGGCACGGACGGCGGGAGTGGATACATACCCACCGGTTCGACGGCCGCGGCGCCAACATCTCGAGCCGCGGCTTCGCCTTATCAGAGCAGCAGCGGTGGCGGCCTCGGTGGCGCTTTGGATTCCTACGCGTCGAGCGGTGGTTTTGGCATACTGCCGATGATGCTCTCGCGCGGCGGCCAAGCGGCGGGGCGCGCCGGCGGCGGCATTGTCATTCCTTTCCCCAAGCATTTTGACGATGGCGGTTCGACGCAACCTGACGACGCGATGGTCAATCAGATGCGTGCGGACGAAGCGGCAGGCGAAGCCAGCGACTCGCAGGCAGCATCCGCTCCGCCGACCGCCTCAATCGCGGTGCCATCGGCGGACGGCGCGCCTGCGGCGACGTATCAGCCGCAGAAACCTGGCGGCTGGATCCCGATCTTGGCGGGCGTCGCGACAGCCGCGCTCGGTCGCCACCACGACGCCAGCCACAATGTGGCCGAGGGCGTTCTGGCCGGGCTTGGCACATACGGCAACGAGCAGAAGCAGTATCAGGAAGGGGCGCAGAAGGCTGCGACGATCCAGCAGGAGGCAAACCGCCTCGCCGACGACGCCGAGTTTCATCGCGAGCAGATTGCAAACGAGAATAAAAAAGCGGACGCGCAGGCAAGTTACTGGACTACCGAAGGCCAGAACAGCGCAGCGCGCGTAGCAAACGAGGCGAAATATCAGTCTGGCGAGCTTGGGTTGCGCGGGCAGGAGGTTTCCCAACAAGGCGCCTACCAGCAGGGTGAGTTGGGTATTCGCGGGCAGGAGGCACAGACGCGGGCCGCCGCCGAGCAATCGCTGGAAAGCTACCGAAGCACGATGGCGGGGCGAGGAAATTACTCGCTGATCGGCACCACGCCAGATGGGCAACCAGTTTATGCCGACAAATTTTCCGGATCGCAGCAGACAGCGGACGGCAATCTCTACACTGGCATCGTCAGACCAACGGCGGCGCAGCAAGGGCGGCTCGACAATCAGCAACAGGGATTGGACATTCGCCGTCAGGCATTGGCGGTGGCGCACAACGACCGTGAGCAAGCCTTGGCCGAGCACGGCAACGCCAGCACACTGTTCGCCGCCACGAACATCATGCGGGCCGACCCGACTGGAAAAACGACGCTGGAGCAGGCTTATACCCAGGCCGACGCTCACAACCCAAGCGGCGGCACGCAACCACAGCAGCCTGCGGAGCGACCAGCGCAACAGCCGCAGGCGGCAGCGCAACAGCCCAAGGCAGCGGCGCAACCCGCAGGCGTTGGCCAATGGATGCAGAACAAGGCAACCGGCCAGTGGCGCAGTCCGACCGGCCAGATTTTTGACGCCAGCGGCAACCCAGTTCAATGACCCCGCCTGACGGCGATTGGGCGCCTGCGGCCGCACCTCCGCCGTGGGCCGCTCCGCAGGCGCAGCCGCAGCAGCAATCTAGCGACGGCTGGGCACCGGCCGCAGCCCCGCCACCGTGGGCACAGCCGCCGCCGACGCATGCGCGTTCTAGGACCGGCGGCCTTCCCCCAGCCGCGCTCGACGACGGCAAATACGTGTCGGAAATTCCCGATCAGCCAGCGTCTTCCGCGCCTCCCGCACCTTCCGGACCCATCAATGCGACGGGCTTTGAAGACGCGGCGCCGGACGCGGACAAGGGCGGCCCATCGACCAGCACACAAACCCCAGGCCGCGTGGCGCAAGCCGTCATGAACGCTGGCAACCAAGGCCTGATCGCAGGCACGGGGCAGGCCATCAAAGGCGCAGGCGAAGCCTATCGCGCTGCCACCGTGACGGCTGCCCAGCAGGATCTTGCAGCGCGAACGGACCCCAATGCCTTTGTCAGCGCGGGCGTAAACCCACGTGAACGTCAGTTTCGAGCGGCACAAGCCGCTTACCTGCAGCAGCAAGGGCCGGACGCCAACGCTGCTGCGGCTGCCAATGATCAGGCAGCGATTGATGCCAGGACGCAGCCGGCGCCAGGCACCGAAACTGGGCAAGGGCTAATCAATTACGCGCAGAAAAACTACCCAGTGGACCCGGTGAATGCTGGCGTGGCCACGCGTGTCGCTGGCTTGATCGGCGGCGCCATTCCGGCGGTGGGCGCCGCAGCCGCTGGCACTGCTTTGGCCGGCCCGGTTGGCGGCGCTGCGGCCGGTGCCATGGTCATGTTTCCGCAGGCCTACGACACGACGTATCAGGATGCCGTCGCGAAGGGCGCCCCGCCCGACGTCGCCGACCATGCGGCGACCATGTCCGCGGCGGCGCAGGCTGCGCTCATGTCCGCGCCGCTCGGCCGCTTGTTCCAGACGATTCCGGCACCGGTGCGGGATGGACTAGCGAAGACGCTGGTCAACCTGGGGCAGCACGGCGTCGAGTTTGGCTCGACCTCTGCCTTGTCGCAGTTCGCTGACAATTACGTGGCGAAGAACACGTACGATCCGCAGCGCACCTATACAGCCGGCGTCGCCGATGCTGCGCTCGAAGGCACGATCGCCGGCATCGTTGTGCCTGCAATGACGGGCGTAGCGCGGAATATCGGCGACCGTATCAGGCAGGGCACCGCGCCGGCCGCTTCTCCTGAATACACGCAGGCGATGGGCACGTTGCGCAAGCTCGCCGGGCAGCCTCCGTCTGACACGCCGCCGCAACGCCTGCCGCCGCCTGATGCCGACGCAGCGGCACCTACGCCGCCACCCGAGCCGCCGCCGACCCCGCCTGCCGCGCCCACAGAACCGCCGCAGGTGCCGGCCACGCCGACGCCGGCGCAGGCGGAGGCTGGCAACTACCAGAAGGTGCACAAGGCGGTCGGCGGTCTCGACATCGCTATTGAGACCGCCGCTGGCCAGCAACGCCAAGGTGTCGGGCCCGACGGCAAGCCTTGGTCCGTCACGATGCCGGTGGATTACGGCTACGTGAAACGCACCCAGGGCGCCGACGGCGATCCGGTGGACGTGTTTATGGCGCCCGTGCAGCCGCAGCTCGCGCGCAAGATGCCGGTCTATGTCGTGGATCAGATTGACCCGGCGACTGGCAAATTCGACGAGCATAAGGCGTTGCTGGGCTTTCCATCGCAAGAAGCCGCTGTCGCTGCGTATCAGGGCTCTTTCTCGGACGGCTCGGGTGCCGCGCGCATGGGCGCGGTGAGCGTCATGCCGTTTAAGGATTTCCGGACCTGGGCCGAGAAAGGCGACACCTCCGAGCCGATCGTGTTCGGCAAAGACATACGACCCACGGGCGTGTCTCCTGGAAGTGGTGCGCAATCTGCGGCTGCCCAACCGAGCGCGGAGGCGCAACCTGCGCGGACACCAGATCAACCTGTTGTCAACGGTGAGAACGTTCCGGCACCGCAAAACGAGCCAGGAACAAGAACGGGTGTCATGCCCGTTTCCGAGTCTGCGCCTGCCGCCTTACCGCCGGCCGAGCCACCGCCCGCGCCTGCCGCAAAGACGCCCAAGCAGGCGCTCTACGATTTCAGAAAATCGGTCTCAGGCTGGTCATTCGCCAATCCGGCCGACATCCCGCAGATAGCGGCTGGCGCCCGATCGCGCTTGGCCGACCTGCCCGAGTCGGTGCGCCCTGAAGCCGCCGTCATCGTTGACAGCATGGACCGCGCCGCGGGCGCCGCACCGAAGCAACCCCCGCTGCAGCCCGCCGAGCCAGCCAAGGACGCCGCCGGCCGAACCATGATCGGCGTAAACCAAGACGGGCGCCCGGTGTGGGAAGACCCGAACGGCGTGCGGTCCATTCTCGACAACGGCATCAGGCAGACCGAACCGGTAGGCATGAGGCCCACCGAAGGCGGTATGCAGAACGTCGTTGACACGGCAAACCGCAGTCCCGATTTTCAAACCAAGGAGGAACTGGCCAGTGGAATTCGGCCCGCTGATAGCGGAAGCCCTGCGGCAGAGCGACCCCAGGGCGTTCAACCAGATAGCACGATCGGGAACCCTCAACGCCTGGATGTCGGCCCGCCAGAAGGAAGCGGGGGCCAGGATGCGGGAGATTCTGGCGAAGGAGCCGCGCGACGCCGAAGGGCGCGTGTTAAACCAAAACGCAGTGAGGTGCGCGGAGGAGACGGTTCTGGCGGACCTGACGGACTTCCTGATGCCACTGCACCCGGAGCCGCCGAACGACCTGCCGATGCCGTCACCACGGAAGCAGCAGAGCGGGCAGCACCGTCCGTTGGCCAGAACCTCAACCTTGCCCCCGGCGAGATTGAAGAAGGTCGTGGCCTAGCCCAAAAGGCAAAGGACAATCTTGCCGCTATCGAAATCGCCAAGGCGATCATCGCCGACGGCCGCCTGCCTTCGCGCGCCGAGCAGGTGTCGCTCGCAAAATACGTAGGCTGGGGCGGCCTCTCCATTGTATTTGCCAAACCCGATCCGACTGACACCGGCAGCTTGGCCAAGGTGGGCGCGCGCCTGCGCGAGATATTGACCAAGGAGGAATACGCACAGGCCAGAAGCAGCACCCAGTATGCCCACTACACGGCCGAAACAGTGGTGCGGGCCATGTGGGACACGATGGCCGCCATGGGTTTCGACGGCGGCATGGTGTTCGAGCCTGGCATGGGCGTGGGCAATTTCATCGGCATGATGCCGCCAGAGATCGCCTCCAAGGTGTCCTATCAGGGGCTCGAACTCGACCCGCTCACGGCTCAGATCGCAAAGCTGATTTACCCCCAGGCCGGCATTCGTCAGGCGGATTTTTTCAAGACGCCAATACCGGAAGAGGCCTTCGACGTGGCGATCGGCAATCCGCCGTTCGCCGACTTGGTGGTGAAGTCCGACCCGAAATACTCGGCCAGGAAATTCCTGCTTCACGACTACTTTTTTGCCAAAAGCATGGACAGCGTTCGGCCGGGCGGCCTTCTGGGCTTCGTCACCAGCGCCGGCAGCATGAACAAGATGGATGCCGGCGCCCGCGAGTATCTGGCCCAGCGCGCCGAATTCCTGGGCGGCGTGCGGCTGCCGTCGAACGCATTCAAGCAGAATGCCGGCACCGAAGTGACCACCGACATCCTGTTTTTCAAACGGCGCCTCGAAGGCGTCGTGCCGCTTGCGCAGGCTGGCGATCTGGCTTGGACCCAGGTGGTGAAGCGCGATCTGCCAAACGCCGAGGGCGCCACGCAGGCAGGCAACGTCAGCCGGTATTTCAGCGAGCATCCCGAGCAGGTGCTTGGGCAAGAGGGTTTTTTCGACAACCTCTACAAAGATCGATACGCCGTCCACGCTGCGTCCGGGCAGGACTTTGAGGCCGAGCTTCGCGCCGCATTGGGACGCCTGCCCAAAAACGTCATGACGCCGCCGATGACGGTCGGCGAGCGGGCGGCGCTGGATTTCTCGTCCGGACAGAAGAAGGACGGCAGCTTCTACATCGCCCCCGTCACGAAGGGGCTGATGCAGTATCGCGGAGGCGCCGGCACGCCTGTGCAGCGCCGCGGCAAAGGGGTCGATGGCGGCTTTACCGCAGCCGACATGGAGAAGATCGCCGACCTCGTTCCAATCCGCGACGCGCTCCGAGAGGTGTTCCGAGCCGATTTGGCAGACGATGCGCCAGCGGCGACCAAGGCCAGGAAGGCGCTCAACAGGTCGTATGATGCGTTCGTCGCCAAGCATGGGCCGATCAACAAGACGGAAGCCACGACGCGCCGGCCTAGCGTAATTCAGCAGGAGACGGCGCGGCGCAAAGCCTATGAGGAAGCCCGCGAGCTGGGGCTGCCGTGGGATCATGGCACGTTCAACCCAGAACCGTTCTACGCGAAGGATGCCGACAACAGCACGCTGGCCAAGGCCAGGCAGGCGGCGCGTGACGCAGCCGGCCAGAAGTTTGACGAAGGCACGTTCGACCCCGACGACATGCCTGACATCAAGATCGAGAAGCACCCGAACGCCGATCCGTTCCTCTCGGACCCGGAGAGCTACCGGCTGCGCTCCATCGAAAGCGTGGACAGCGAAACCGGCGCGGCTACCAAAAAGGAGATTTTCACCCGCAGCGTCATTACCCGGGAGAAGCCGCCCCAGATCAAATCGCCCGAAGACGCAATCCTCTGGTCGCTGAACAAATTCGGCCGCCTCGACCTGGATGCGATGGCGCAGCAGATGGGGCAGCCGCGCAATGACCTGATCGCCTCCTTGGGCAACAAGGTGTTCCGTGTGCCGCAAGGCGGGGAACTGTATCAGGTCGCCGACGAGTATCTGTCCGGCGACGTGAAGACGAAGCTCGACATCGCGCGCCGGCAGGCCGACCGCGATCCTTCGTTTGAGCGCAACGTGGCGGCGCTTGAGCGCGTGCAGCCGGCACCCCTGCCGCCGACCGAAATCACCATGTCGCCAGGCATGCCCTGGATACCCACGGCGACTATGACCGACTTCGCGCGTGAGGCCCTGAAAATGGGCGACATGCACATTGAGCACATTCCGACGCTCGGCCAGTGGAAGGTCGAGGCGCCGCAGTACATCAACGTGCGCCACGACTCGTCCGGCCTGACCAAGTTCGCGGTGCATCCGTATCTAAATGCGGCGGACCTTCTGCAGGCGGCCATGAACCGGGTGTGGCCGCGCTGCACCGACACGGTGCGCAAGCCAAGCGGCGGCACGGAAACGGTCTTCAACGCCGAGGCGACGCAGGCCGCCCATGACCTGATCAACGAAATCAAGCAGGGCTTCGCCGACTGGCTCGACGCCAATCCGGCCCGCATGGATCAGTTGGCGGACCTCTACAACGACAAGATGAACCGGGACGTGCACCGGGTTTTCGACGGCAGCTATCTGACCACGCCTGACATCGCCGGCACGTGGAAATGGCGTCCGCATCAGACGCGGGTCGTGTCGCGCATCATCCTGACCGGCAACACGTACATGGCGCATGCTGTGGGCGCGGGGAAAACCTCGGCAATGATTGGCGCCGGCATGGAAATGCGCCGCCTCGGCCTTGCTCGGAAGCCTATGTTTGCCGTGCCCAACCACATGCTCGGCCAGTTCACCAAGGAGTTCTACGAGCAGTATCCGACCGCCCGGATAGCCGTGGCGGACGAAGAACGCTTCCACACGCACACCCGGCGCCAGTTTGTGGCGAACGTCGCGCAGGATGACCTGGACGCCGTGATCATCACGCACTCAGGTTTTGGCCACATTCCGATCAGCGACGATTTTCAGGATGGCCTGATCCGAGAGGAAATCGAAAACATCACCGACGCCCTAGCAGGCTTGGATAAGAAAGGGGACGATCGCTTCACCGTCAAACAACTTGAGGCGATGAAGAAGAAACTTGAAGAAAAGCTGGGCAAGCGCAGCGATCGCAAAGATCAGGCCCTGACGTTTGAGCAAATGGGCGTCGATTTCCTCTTCGTCGATGAGGCGCATCTGTTCCGCAAGCTGTCCTTCGCGACGCAGCTTGGCAACATGAAGGGCATCACGTCGCAGGGTTCAGAAATGGCGTGGGACCTCTACACGAAGGTCCAATACCTGGAGAGCAAAAACCCTGGCCGCTCTTTGGTTCTGGCGTCTGGCACGCCGATCACCAACACGATGGGTGAACTCTATTCGATCAGCCGCTACATCCAACCGCAGGCGCTGGCGGCGCGCGGCCTGTCGCACTTCGACTCCTGGGCGCAGAATTTTGGCGACACGGGCACCGAATTGGAGCCGCAGCCGGACGGCTCTTACAAGCAGGTAACTCGCTTTAATAAATTCGTAAACGTTTTTGAACTTTACAAAATGGTCGGCGCGCAGATGGACATCGTGACGCCGCACGAGCTGGGGCAGTACGTCGTCAGGCCGAAGTTCAAGACCGGCGAGCGCATGCTGACCAAGGCGCCCCTTACGCCCGAACTGGCCAACTATCGAACCGAACTTGCTGGCCGCATGAAGGCCATTGCCGAGCGGAAAGGGCCGCCCGAGCCAGGCGACGACATCATCCTGTCCGTGATCAACGACGGGCGCCATGCGGCGCTCGACCCGCGCTTCGTCATGACGGTGCCAAGCGTGCCGACCAGCAAGCTGAACATGGCTCTTAATAACGTCTTCCGAATCTGGAAGAAGGGCAAAAACACGCAGTTCTATGACCCTGGCAGCAATTACAAAGAGAAGTCGTTTCGCGGACCCTCTACCCAGATGATCTTCTGCAATCTGGGCGTGAACGGACGCGGCCCGAACGGCTTTTCTGCCTACCGCTGGATCAAGGCCGAACTCGCCAAGCGCGGCATTCCCGAGGCAGAGGTGGCCTTTATCGGCGACTTCAAGAACGCCCTGCAGCGGCAGGCCCTGTTCAACGACATGAACGAAGGGCGCGTTCGCATTCTGGTCGGCTCTGTGCAGAAGATGGGCACCGGCGTGAACGCCCAGCGCCGACTGGCCGCCCTGCATAACCTGGACCCGCTGTGGTTTCCATCAGACGATGAGCAGCGGGTAGGGCGCATCCTTCGGCAGGGCAACCACAACCCGGAAATTGAGGTGCACGACTACACGACCGAGGACACATACGACGCCACCATGTGGGGGATGATGGGGCGCAAAGGCCGCTTCATTGAGCAGTTCTTCCGCGGCGACCCGGAATTGCGGGACATGGAGGACCTCGGCGAGGCCAGCATGTACGAGCAGGCAGCCGCCATGACGATGACCGACCCGCGGGCCATGCACCTCACGCAGTTCAAGCAGGATCTGCAAAAAGCCGAGCGGCGGCTGTCGGCCCACGAGCGCAAGCAGTCCGACATGAAAAACCAAGCCCAATCTTGGCTTGGAACCGCCGCAAGGCTTGAGGCGCGCATACCGCACATGGAGGCAGACATTGCCCGCCGCGTGGATACGAAAGGCGACGCCTTCCGCATGGCCGTGGACGGCAAGCTTTTTGAGAAGCGCAAGGAAGCGGCCGAGGCGCTGTCGGCCGTCATCAACGAGAAGTCCGCGGCGTGGCCGGAAAAGCAGGACGTGCCGATCGGCGAGATTGGCGGCTTTACCCTGGTCGGAACGAAGCACCTTCGAAAAAACGGCAATCCGGAATTGGACTTCGCGCTCAAGTTGTCAGGCGGCCGCGAAGTGACGGTGCGCGGCGAAGGCACTGCGGCCGGGCTGATCCAGTCGGCCGAGCGCACGCTGCGTGACTTCGAAGGTGAGCTGGGCGTGGCCAAGGAAAGCGCCGCAGCATATCGCCAGCAGGCAGAGGAATTAAGGCCGCTGATCGGGCAGCCGTTCAAAGGCCACGAGCAGATCCGCGATCTCCGTCAGAAAGTGCGCGACCTGTCGGCCGAGTTGAAAGCCGAGTCCGACGTCAAGCCCATGCAGGTCGGCGCGGTCGAGCCAGAGGACGATACCAGAGAAAGCCGTCGCGAAGGAGAGGGCGCCCAGGGCTCGACCGGCCCGCGCGATCAGATCGCCGACCTGATGCACTCAATCATGCGCTACTCGGGACTGCCTGAGAGTGTGGGCGTCAAACTGGTGGACAACCTGCGCAAGGGCGGCGCGGACGCGGCCTACGCCAAAAGGCTGATCACGTTCGCCATGGACACGCCGCCCGACCAAGTTCCGGCCAAGCTGTTCCATGAGGTCGTGCACGCCCTGCTGGACCCGTCCCTGGGGCTGTTGACCGCTCAGGAGAGGCAGGCGCTGAACGTGGGCGCGGATCGCTTCCTACGCACGCCAGCGAACCGAACTGCCATAGAGCGGGCGTACGGCACCAATGCGGCGACCGTGCGCGAAGAAGCCATTGCCCGTCTCTCCGAACGTGCGCTGGCGAACGCCATGAA